TTATTAAACTGCTGCGCGGCGGCGGCGGGCTGGAGCTGCTGGAGCTTCTTCCACTGCTTCGACTAAATCTGGCTCATCGCCTTCTAACTGAGGCGCGTCACCTTCTTCAGCATTCATATCCATCCAGTCGATCACTTCAAAGATCGGTGTATAGATACGGCCATAAGACTTGTGCGAATAATGCTCTTTATCCAAGCGAATGATCGCTACAGGCTTAGTAGGATCTTTCTCGATCTGAGCTGCGATTAACGCGCCCAAAGTTTGAACTGCACGTTTACCGCCTACAGATGTAGTAGTGAAGCGAGCTTCCATACCTTCATCTTCGCCAGATACGCACTTGATAGACAAACCAACTTGGGTTTCCCAACCACGTTTAGCACCGACTGGAGCTGGCTCCAACTCAGGCAAAGGCTGTGAAATGCCAACCATCTTCTCGCCCAATACATCGCCATCGCCCCAAGCGATAAAGCCATGTACGAATGAGAATGGGTTAACTGCCCACTCAGATTTATCTTCTACTTCAGTTTGATCTGCACCAAATACCCAATGACCAGTTTTGTCCATCTTAATGATGACGCTGCCAGACTCGGCTATTTTAGGTAGATTAGCCTTGAGCGCACCGGCCAAGTCTTTTACTGCTGGTAAACCTGCTGCTTTGAATGTTGTCAAATTAGACATGATATTTCCTTACTTTAGTTTAGTTTAGAGAGGGCAGCGCTAAGTTGCCGCCCGATTTGTAACACCGCTGGCCTTGGATCAGAGTCCTCAACCAACGTACTACCAGAAGAAATAGCAACGACTATCTCCTTTGGCAATTCTTTCTTCTCCTTCTTCAATAGCTTTTCAGCTTGAGCTGGAGAAATTAATTTTGTAGTAAACAATTCATTGTGGTTGCCTGTTAAATCCATCAAAACATTTTCGGCTTGTTGTTCATCTATCCATTGACGCATAGCGCGCTTGGCTACCAATTTGAAGCCCGGTACGCGTACATCAGACTCAACCATTTGATGAGCCAGCGAACGTAGGTCAGCAACCCACTGCTCTAGCACATCGGCTTTTTTAAGATAGATAGCAATCATTTCAGGGTTTAAATCTTTAAGTGCCAACTGAGTAGCGCGATCAACAGCGCCAGTCATTAGCGGGCAAGTAGGCTTGGCTGCGCACCAGCGGCAATGGCTACCAGATTTAATCGTAGCGTCTTTACGGCTGGCTTCTTTGACCGCTAAAGATAGCTGCATTTCAAACTCAGCAATACGCTGCGGTGTAGTAACCCAGCGGCGCATCTCTGGTGGCTGGACAATAATAATCTCTACCTCATCCACATCCTCAAACGCCCATTTTGTTTTAGCAGTACGCATGGCGGCTGCGGCGTAGAACATCCCCTGATGGTTTTCTTCAGCTTCAACAATGACGCCTGAACCAAACTTCCAGTCAATGACTTTGGCTGAACGCTTTAATTTACCGATAACGTCAGCCGATCCGAATACGCCCGGCAAATAATCACCAAAGTCCACTTCAGATTCAACAGAAATACGCATTTCGCAATCAGGATCAATATCATCCAAACATTGCAACGCGGGAATAATTTTGTTTTCTAACAATTCTTCAGTAACAACCAGCTCTTTGTACTTGAAGCCAATGATGTCATGCGCATCCATGTCTTTTTCAAGAATTTCAGCGATTGCATTGTGTAGAAGTGTGCCTTCATCAGCGTACTTGCTGCTTGGCTTTGGGGGCATCTTGGCGCATAGCGCTACAGATGCAGGGCATTTGATTACCCTAGAGGCGGTAGAGCCGCCGACGATTGCTGAATGCTTTGCCATCTTGATCCTTAATTTAGATTACTTTACCTTTTGAACGTCCAGTGTAACACAAGAATTGCGTTACGCAACAGATTTTATGATATTATTTTTTACATGAACGAAAAAGAGATAGAAAATTATTTTAGATGGGTTGTTGAATTAAACCATGGTAAAACATGGAAATTTACTTCCCCACAAAATCGGGGGGTATCGGATCGAATAGCTTGTTTTCCAAACGGCGATGTTTATTTTGTAGAGCTTAAAAGATTTGGCGGTAAACGATCTGCATTGCAATACATATTTGCGGAGGACATGAAAAATCTCAATCAAAAATATAAATTATTTAGCACAATTGCGGAGATAGATACATGGGCATCAACATTAAAGAAAAAATAGAATTTATAAAGCATTACTTATCTTATGACGCTAATACCGGCAATTTAATTTGGCTTCGCACTCGATCTAATCGCGCAAGCGTAGGATCTAAAGCAGGGTGTGTAAATACCCAAGGGTATTCTGTAGTTCAAGTCGGGGGGTGCCTTATGTACCACCATCATATTGCATGGGCGCTCTATCATAAGGAGTGGCCAATGAATGAAATTGACCACATAAACGGAAATAGAAACGATAACCGCATTGCTAATTTACGACTTGTTACCTCAAGTCAAAATTCTTTTAATATGCGTCTTAGCATTCGCAATACATCAGGCATAAAAGGTGTTCACTGGGATGATGTGCGTAAAAAATGGGAAATATCTATTAAAGCTGGCGCTAAACGATATAGAAAGCGTTTCGCGGATAAAGAATTAGCAGAGTTAGTTGCAATTGAATTGCGGGATAAATACCATAAGGAATTTGCGCGCCATGCTTAAATTAAGAGATTATCAAGAGAAGGCTGCCGATTTTATCTTTGAACGCGATAGAGCTATGGTATTGGCTTCAGTGGGCGCGGGCAAAACAGCGATTACATTGACTGCCATGAAAGAAATGCTAGATGCTGGCCACGTTAAGCGCTGGCTAGTACTAGCCCCCAAGCGCGTTTGCACTGACGTATGGCCAGTAGAGCAGCCTAAGTGGGCTACAGGGTTAACCTTAAGTATTTGTATCGGTACACCTAAGCAGCGCATGGCAGCGCTCAAAGCTAAAACGCAGGTCATGGTAATCAATTACGACAATCTGCAATGGCTAACAGAACAGTATCTTGACTTTGATGGCGTAGTGTTTGATGAGCTGACCCGCCTCAAGAATCCATCCGGTGCAAGGTTTAAAGCCCTATTGAAAGTTATTGAGCCAATGAAGATACGCTGGGGCTTGACTGGATCATTTACCAGCAATGGCTTAGAGGATGTCTTTGGCCAATGCAAGATTGTGGATCAATCGTTATTAGGGCGCAGCAAAGGCGCGTTCCAGCAGCAATACTTTGTATGCGTCAACCGTGACTTTGGCCAATGGGAGCCTAGAGTTGGCTCATTAGAAGCGGTCATGCAACGGATTAAGCCAGCTACATTTTTATTAGAATCTTCAGAGTACAAGGACAAACTGCCACCATTGCATACCGTAGAGATGCGTTGCGATTTGCCAGACCGCGAGCCATACGAGAAGATGAAGAAAGATTTTGTTTATCAATTTCCAGATGCCAAGGCTATCGCGGCCAACGCCGCCGTGGTTACTCAAAAGCTACAGCAGATGGGGTCAGGCTTTATTTACATCTCTGATCGTAAACCAGATCCTACTGCGCCAGGCAAGTTTATTGTAAATCGAAAGCCAATATGGTTTTCAAGCCATAAGTTTGAAATGTTAGACGATTTGCTAGCAGAAAATCAACGCGCCAATACCCTTATTGTCTATAACTATGAAGAAGAATTAGATGAGTTACGGCGCCGATATCCCAAGGCTAAAACAATTGACGCGCCTAACGCCATTGAGCGTTGGAATGAGGGCAAGATCGAGCTGCTATTGATCCACCCTAAGTCCGCTGGGCATGGGCTAAATTTACAGTATGGTGGCAGTAAGATTGTGTTTGTATCTTTGCCTTGGAGCCTAGAGCTATATGAGCAAACGGTAGGCCGCCTGCATCGCAGTGGCCAAAAGCATGAAGTCTGGTGCTACATCCTATTAACCAACAAAACGATTGATGAGAAAGTCTGGGCGTCCCTAGCGGATAAACGGGCTATTTCTGAGATTGCCTTAGAGGAGCTGAAATGAAAGACGAGAAATTTACCCCACGCAAACCTGAATGCGTTGTTACAGGAAAAATAATAGATCCCTGCACTACTTTAGACGAAGTTACGGAGTATGAAAATCCTACTGGAAGGGAAAAAGGGCTTTGTTTTTGGAGGTATACCAGTTCTGAAACAGGTAAAACTTCGCGTGTTGTAGCTGGCGCTAAATCTGGCAAACATAGAAAACAGGGTATGGCTTTCAATCTTTGCCCTTTTTGCGGCGTTAGTTTTGAGGCAACTTTAAAATAATTGTTTTACATTACAAATAAATCTGTTACAGTAACAAAACTTTGAAAGGTTAAAAATGAAATTGTTTAAAAAGAAAGCGCCAGTAAAGTCTTATAGCTGGAGAACTTTGACAGATATTCTGTCTACTTTGAGCGAAGAAAATGTACTTGAATTGCTTGAAGCAGAACGAAAAGGTGAAAAGCGTTGGTCTATCGTACAGCGCCTACACCAGCGGTACACCATTCTCCGCGCGGCTAGAGAACGGGATGAATTGAAACAAGAAATAGCTGCTTAATTAACTGATTAACCTAGAGGAAAAATCAAAATGAAAACACCATACATTTGGACTGCTGCTGGAACTGATATCACTACACGTTGGCGCACTCAATACGGCTGGATTCCGCCGTCTGAGCAACAAGAGTACCGCGACAAGTGGCGCTATTTCCAAAACCTTCCATTGCGCGCATTAGATGATGGCGCTAAAGAGCTGTATGAGCAGACTTTGAAACGTGCCAAAGTAGCGAGGATCAAATGAAAACACTTGGAACAGACATCACTAAAGCCTTTCCTTATGAGGAATCTTACAATCATGGTGGCATGGATTTGCGCGATTACTTTGCGGCTAAAGCGCTTCAAGGAATGCTTGCACACCCTGATTGCGGTACAAACGATAAAGCCCTAGTTACCGCAGCTTATGGGTTAGCGGATATGCTAATGGAGGCTAGAAAATGAATACATTACTAACTGACATTGCTACAGCTCGTCAGCTTATCAATCAGATTGAGATTTTGGCTAGTAATGCGCATCTCAATGGACGTAAGCCGATCTATGATAAGGTTCAAGAGCTTCAAACCCATGTTCAACTATTACTTCTAAAGACGGCGGACTACGCATGATTTATTTTATTTACATACTGCTAGTGCCTATTAGCTTGCTTTTAACATTGGCGGCTTTGCTTATTGCGCCGATCTTACCTTTTTTTGCCGCGATGCAGTACGGTCAAATTGATAACGGATCAGCGATGGATTTTGAGCCAAGGTTGCCAGCGTGGTTAAGCTGGTTTCAGACCCCCGACAATAGTTTATGGGGCGATCAAACTTTTAAGCAAAATAACCCTATCGGGTATTGGTCGGAAGTTAAATGGCTATGGCGTAACCCTGCGTATAGTTTTGCCTTACGCTATTTAACCCCGCCCTATTTCACTAGATTTTCTGGCGATAAAACAATTAAGGACAATGACAATGCAAAAGCGGGCTGGTGTTTCGTACACGTTGACGGACTATTTCAATTTACTTCTGTTACCCCTATTGGCTTTAGCCGTTGTATCTATATTAATTTTGGCTGGAATGTTCGTGGTTTGGTGGATGATAACGTCCAGCCTAAGCCGGCTTTTTGGCAAGCGACGTTCGTATTTTCACCAAGAATAAGTGGGTTTAGAAAATGACTGATAGAAGCTGGGACGATGAAACCATACAATTATTTGACAACC